GCACCATCGTGTAGTAGAACTTCCAGTTCTTGTAGCGCACCGCCGACGGTTGCGATCCCGTGTAGTAGAAGAACACCTCGCGCGCTGACTTCTCAGAACGGCCTGCGAGGTATTCGGTCTGGTCGAGCCAGCCGCGCCAGCGGAGCGGCGTGCCGACCGAGATCAGCGTCCGGTCGGGCGCGTCGAGCCGGGCGGTGACGTAGCCGACGAGCTGCTCGAGCTCGGCGACGCCCTCGCCGGGCTCGATCCGGCCGGCGACGGCGAGGACCGACAGGCGCGCGGAGAACGAGCACATCCGCCGCAGGCCGGTGCTGGTGGCCGGCTCGAGCCACGGTTCCGACCAGTACACGATCAGCGTCGGCGGGCTGACCGCGTCGGCGGTCATCTGCACGTTCGGGTCGCCGTCGGCGGCCGGCTGCAGCGCCACCACAGCGGCCAGGCGAGCGTCGGTGACGGTCTGCAGCGGCACGGCTAGGCGACTCCGAACGTCGTCTTCAGCGGCGTCAGGGTGGCGCTCAGCTTCGCGAACGAGGACGGCGGCACCAGCAGCGGTGCGCCGCCTCCGGCGGGAGCGCCGAAGGCGGCGTCGTTCGCTTTCCACCACTCGACGCCGCGCAGGATGTTCACGCGGTTCAGCAGTGGGTTCGGGGTGACGACGGGCTGCTCGTCGAGCGCGGAGTCGATCTCGAGCGCGGCGGCATCCAGGCACGCCTGTAGGCTCGCCTGGTTGCCGGGCGTCTCGGCGATCCGGAGCGCGTCGGCGAGCTCGGCCGTCGTCGCGTAGGCCATCAGTCCGCCTTGTCTCCCGCGGAGCTGGACGGCTTCTCAGAGCCGCGGCGGCCGCTCGGCGGCGGCTGGCGGGCCGCCTCGCGGCGCTGAGCGGCGGCCGCCTTCTCGGCGTCGGCCGTGTCGGCGTCCGCCCTGTCGGCCTTCTCGGCGCGCGCCTTGTCGGCGTCGCCGCGGCGGCCGCCGCGCTTCGGGCGGGCGTCGTTGCCGGAGCCGCCCGAGCCCTCGTCGGCCGGCCCGGACGCGTCCGGGCGGACCGCCTGCTGGTTGGGAGCGTCGAGCCGCTCCGGCTCGTCTCGCTGCTCGTCGGTCACGGCGTCTTCACGATCTTCGACAGGCCGGCCGGCTCGATCACGAGCGCGGCGAAGTAGCCGGCGTATGCGACCTGGACGCCGAGCACGGACGGCTCGACGACCTGCAGTGAGCCGATCCGGTCTTCGTAGACCTCCGCGGCGGCGGTGCTGAGCACCAGGATCGTGTCGGCCGCCATCCCGCCGGAGACGTAGATCGGGATGCCGGCGATGCTGCCGGCGTTCCCGGAGGCGAGCGCCTGCACGTTGAACCCGGTGCTCTGCGCGTTGGTCGGGCCGACCGGCGGGAACAGCGGGCCGAGGACCGGCATCAGCTCGGGCGGCGCGACGGCGATGATCTGACCCTGTCCGCCGGTGCCTGGCATGACGGTCGCGGCCGCTCCCCACAGCGCGCCGCTGACGTCCTCCGCGCTCGGCGTGCCGGTCGGGATCGTCGGGCCGGTGGCGGCCGCGGCGGTCAGCGTCGAGCACGCGTGGTTCTCGGTGTCGAGCGCGTACTGGCCGGCCAGGTCGTTGATGACCAGGTCCATGATCGCGGGCTGTGTCCAGTCGATGTCCTGCCGCGAGACGTTCACGTAGCCGCCGTACGTGCTGGCGCTGACCGGCAGCTTCGAGATGACCATCTTCTGGGAGACGAGCTCGGTCTTCTCCGGGCTCTGGCCGGCGACGGCGGTGTGCTGCGTCACCTTCGGGCGGCTCCACGAGCCGCTCGGAAGCTGCCGCGGCCCGAGCGCGTTGATCAGCGGCCGGGCGACGTCGACGAAGTTGACGACCGGCCCGAGGATCTGTTCCGGCAGCAGGCCGGGGTTGTCGGCGGTCGTCTGATGCGCTGCCGCGCGGTGGTACACGTCGAGCCGGCCGCGCGCCTGCTCTTCGCCGAGCCGGGCCCGCCAGATGTCGAGCACGTACGCACCGGCGGAGCGGTACTCGATGTCCCGCTGCGGCGCTTCGGGCGTCAGTAGCGGCGCGAGCTCGCGCATCCGCGAGCGCGACTCTTCCGCGATCCGGCTCGACTCTGCGAGCGGCCCGACCTGCGCGTTGATCTCGTTGATCCGGTCGCGGGCCCGGCCGAGCAACTCCATCTCCTGGGTGTTCAGGTCGCGGCCGGCCGTCTCGGCGTCCTCGACGATGCCGTCGATGAACGCCTGCCGCTCTTCCAGCTCACGGCTGTAGCGCGCGAGCATCTGGTCGGTCTGTCGCATGGTGCGCAGTCCCCTTCGGTCGGACGGGTGGGTGGGACTGAGATCTCAGAGCCGCGGCGAGCCTGACCGGCGAGCCCGATACGCACCATGCGACCTGCGGGCTCGAGCTGCTGCTACTCGCGGCCGATGCTAGCGAACCGCTCGTTCAGCTTCCAGGCGCGCACCTGGTCGAGCAGCGGCGTCGGCACCGCGCCGGCCGGGTCCGGCTCGAGCTCGGCGGCGGCGCGGACGGCGAGCACGCGGGCGTCGGCGTAGGCCGGGTCGGGGACGAGCGCGATGTGCTCGAGCCAGGCCGACGCGACCCGCATCAGGCTCCGGCCGTCCGCCCAGACGACGCGCTTCGGCCGGTAGCCGACGGAGGCGTCCAGCAGCCCTTCGGAGGCCAGCTGCAGCGTCTCGTCGCCGAGCTCGGTCTGCGCGATCCGGACGCTCGCGCGGAGCCCGTCTGCCGCGTCGGGGTCGAAGCTGATCGCCTTCCCGACGACGGCGTCGGGGAGGTGGCCGCGGTTGACTGGGAACCGGCGGCGGTCGGCGGTGATCCGACCGAACGCGCCGCGCTCGAACAGCTCCCGGATGCGGCGTCCCTGATGGGCGACGACGGTCTCGACCTCGTACGGGACGACGACCATGTCGATGACGCGCTCACGGAACTCGACGCCGTCGAGGCGGCCGGTGCGGATCAGGATGCCGTCAGCCACGAAGTGCTCCCTGCGGTAGTCGGTCGTCGAGCCGCTCCGCCTCGCGGATCTCGTCGACGGTGATGGCGGGGTTCCCCTGCGGGTCCACGATCGCCGCGAGGATCTGATACGTCTGCGCCCGAGCGTACGGGTCGGGCCGGATGTACGCGTCGCGGTTCACCTCGACGATCGTGCCGCGCGGCACCAGCCATTGCGACAGCGCCGACATGACCGCCTGCGCGCTCGGCCGCAGGCCGCGCCGCCAGTGGTAGTCGAAGAGCTGCGTCGTGTTCGAGTACGTCATCGAGTCGCCGCCGCTCGGCAGGCCGACCAGGAACGGCGGCACGCCGAGCATCACCGCGACCCGGCTCGCGTTCCACGACGAGAGTTCGACCAGAGCCATGTCCTTCGGGTTCGCCTGCACCGCCTGCCAGCTCACGCCGCCGCTCAGCACCGCCGGCTCGCCGATGTGCGACAGCCGCGCCTGCACCCACTGAGCCTGCAGCTCGGTCGCCTGCGCCGGCCGCAGTTCCTGTGGGTGGGTCAGGATCGACGTCGGGATGCCGCCGCTGGCCGCGAACTCCGCGGCGTACTGGTTCAGCATCCGCTCGGCCAGCACCCGGCCGGCTCCCGCCTCGAGCGGCCCGTGGCCGTGCGCGTCCGTCGTCGAGCTCGAGTAGCGGATGTGCAGCAGGTCACCGGGCGGCACCGGCCGGTCGCCGATCCGGTACGCGCGGAACCCGCTCTGCATCTCGACGTTCACGAGCATCCCGGGGACGACGTGGAACCGCGCCGGCCAGCCGGTCGCGTACCGCGCGGTACAGAGGACGAAGACCTCCCCGAGCTGGAAGTCCCAGAAGACCTGTTTCGCGAACTCGTCCCACGACGTGTACAGGTCCGGGTCGGGGTTCTCGAGCCACGCCGCGTCGAGGCCGGGCGCGGCTCCGACCAGGTATGGCGGCATCGAGGCGAGCACGGAGGCGTTCAGGTCGACGCACGTCCACGCGGTATCGGTCAGCGCCGCGAGCTGCGAGCCGTTCCACGGCGGCGTCGCCCACTCCGACGGCCAGCCCGACCACGCGCTCGCGACGACCCGCGGCGGCGGCGGCGCGGCGTCGCCACCCTCGAGGACGACGCCGCTCGGGTCGCCCGGCCGGTAGCCGGGCGGGCCGACGGTGCCGGGAGCGGCGGTCGGCGGGTCGTTCCCGTTCGGGAGTTCGTCCGACGATGGCGGTCGGATCGCCCGCGTCAGCCAGCCCATGCCACTAGCGATGCTAGCGGAGCGCGCCGCGCCGCTAGTGGATCGCTGGCATCGGCGCGGGTTTGTGGGCCGCTGTGAGGCTCCACACGAGCGCGCGCACCAGGTGCGTCGGTCCCTTAGCGACGAGCTGCAGGCCGCTCGGAGCCTCCCGCACATGGGCGACGTCGAGCGTCGCGTCGAGGTCGGCGGTCGAGACGTCGTGGCAGACCATCCGCGTCAGCGCCAGGTCGCGGAGCAGCGCCAGCCCGGTCTTCGTCTGCGCCGCCGCGCACTTCTCCGCCCGGCCGGCCAGCGCCAGCGGCAGCCGGTCGAGCAGCGCCGGCCCGATCAGGATGCCGCGCACGTCGCGGAGCTGCACGAGCGCCTCGAGGTCGACGATCGCGGAGTCCCAGTCGCCGCGGAGCCAGCCGTCGACTTCGATCCGGCCGTCGTCGAGCCGGCACGCGGCGGCGACCGCGGAGCCGTAGCCGGCGTCGTCCTCGAGCGCGACCCAGACCGGGCCGTCCGACTCGAGGCCGCCGTCGGCCAGGCTCCGCCAGACGCCGGCCGGCAGCAGCGGCTCGGCAGCGCCGTCCGGCGTCGCCTGCTTCCGCGGCCACTGGTTCATCCACTGCGACCGGAACGACTGCTCCGGGTCGGGCTCGTCGGGGTCGTCGATCTCGCCCGCCTCGAGCGCCTGCAGGCGGCGCGAGATGAGCGCGTGCCGCCGCGCGGTCCAGTGCGGCGACGCGGCCCGCCATGCGTCGACGTCGCGGTAGTCGGAGCCCTCCCGCGGGCTCCACTCGATCAGCAGGTCGCCGGCACCGGTCTCGAGCTCGAGCAGCGCCACCGCGCGCCGCTCCAGCATCAGCTTCGTCGCCCGCCGGTGGGCGGTGCTGACGAGCCAGAGTTGCGACTGCTCGCGCTCCGCCATCGTCGGCGTCAGCCCTTCGTCGACGCTGGCGGCCGGCACCTTCCAGCCCTCGTCGACGGCGGCGGCGGCGCTCGAGTAGCCGTACACCGCGTCCTTCGCCCGCACCATCCACCTCGACCCGTCGGCGAGCAGCTCGATCTCTTCCTGGCCGTTGACCTCCCGCACCTTGTAGGCGTGCCGGCGGCTCTTCGCCCAGACCCGCGCGGGCCGCTGCACCTCCTTGCAGATCGCGAGGTCCTTCCCGGTGTGCATGACGTCCTGCGGCTCCCCGAACCGCTCGCCTTGATGCATCCGCCACAAGCAGAGCTCGCGGAGCAGCCACGACTTCCCGACCTGCCGCGCGAGCGTCAGCACCAGCGTCTCCCAGCAGAGCCGGCCGTCGGCGTCGAGCTCGAGCAGCCGGGCGGCGACGAGCTGCTGCCACCACCGCAGCGGGTAGCCGGAGCGCCGCTCCGCCCAGCCGGAGAACTCCGGCCCGAGCGAGCCGGCCGCGGCCGGGTGCGGGACCGTCATCAGCCGCGGCCAGACCGCGTCGTCGGGCATCGCCTCGAGCAGCGGCACCAGCCACGGCACCTGCCAGCGCGAGTCGCCCGCCTCGAGCCCGTCGCGTTCCGGCTCGAACTCCACGTCCTGCAGCGTCACGTTCGGCCGCCACCGACCCTCCCGCACCGCGACGCCGCCAGCCATGTTGCACGCCGCACAGCTCGGCAGCAGACGGCAGCAGTGCGAGCCGCTGACGTGCTTGTGCATCGCCAGCGGTGGGTAGTGGTCGAGCGTCGTCGCCGGCTCGCGCTGGCAGTGGACGCAGAGCACCGGCGGTCCCTGGCGGAGACCCTCGAGCCGTTTCACATAGGCCGCCTCGGTATGCGCGCTCACCGCCCACATCGTGCCAGGCCGACCGATTCGGCGTGGATACAGGGTGTGGGGGGAGAAACCCGCCTGTGAG